TAACCTGCTTTTACTTTTTGGCTAGAGGTGCGTCTCGAACCGGTCATCTTGACAACTGTTACAACCGGCGGAACGACCAACGTATACGGCTTTTTGGCGTAGCTGCTGGTGCTGCTAAACGCCCACGCGTTTATGGTTACGCTGCCAGCAGTGACGTGCTCTTCCAGCGCCACGGTATACGAGGCATCGGCTATATAGGTAACATCAACGTCAGCTGTGTATGTGGTGCTGTAGGTGATATGGAGCTTTGCGGTCAGCCCCATGTCGCCGGTCAGGATAACCTGCCCGGTCGGCCCGGTGACCATGTCCGTGCCATTAATATTAATGGTCTGACCTTTTAATGGGGTGCCGTCCGGCATCTTAAGCATCAGTGTTAAACTGACGGCGCGGTATATCTGCGGCGCAAACGCGTCAGACGCTCGCATAACCTTATACGCTGTATCGCGTAGCATAAATCTGTATCTCATATCGCCGCACTCCTATCTGTAGACAACTAGTTTTGTTTTTGCGCTGTCAAGGTCGACCTCTTTCCAGGTTCCGTCAGCGCACAGATATCTAATGTTGCTACCTTTAGGAGGAGCAGGAACTAAACCATGTGTGCCACTAGCACTTGTTGTTGCACCTTGCATGTCTGCTGGCTCTGCCCACTGAGCATCGTTTCTCAAAAACATTGTTGCCGCCCCACGCGGAGGAGCTGGTACTAAACCTTTAATACCGCCCTGAGCTGGCGTACTGCCTGTCATAACTACGACATCTGCCACTGCTGTTGCGACAAACGCCGTTGTTGCAAGCTGAGTATTGTTTGTTCCCTTTACCGCCGTAGGTGCTTTCGGCGTGCCGGTAAACGTAGGATTCTGCAACGGAGCATAGGTCTTCTTGATGTTGTTGCCGCTTTCATCATTTATTGCGTTTGTAGCATTCTCGACATTATCAATCGTCCAAGTTTTGCTATTGCCGCCTGTATTAATGGTTAACGTAGCATCGCTGACGGATACACCTCTTACACCGCTGTTGCTGAAAGTAGTATCAGTCAAAGAAAGACCTGCACCAGCACTGTAGGTTGTATCTGTAGGTTTTGCCCATGTGCCGTCGCCGCGCAAAAATCTTGATTGCCATCCAGCAGGAACGGCTGGAGCTAAACCATGAGTACCGGGTGAATAATCTGTTGCGCCAGTCATGTCTTTGATGTTGGCAACGCCAGCTTGTACGTCAGACACTGCATTCTTCACGTAAGCCGTTGTCGCCAATCTTGTACTGTCATCTTCTGCTGCAGGTGTCGGTGCTTTTGGTTCTCCGGTGAAAATAGGATTATCAATGCTTGCCATTCGTTTGAAATAATGCACGGTAAACTTTGCTGTGCCATCAACGATAACCGCACCTTCAACAGCCAATCCATACATCGTAGGCACTGTTTCTGCCGTAGTACCAGCCGTAGTACATACGAGGAACGCACCATCAACAGCACCTGCACATATTGTATCAAGAGAATATGCAGTGTTGCGTTCCAACGACTTAATAGGGCTGTCAACAATCTGGCTTAAAATCGTCTGAAACCAATAATCATCATACCCAGATTTTCCTTTGATATGATATTTAGCTTTTACTTTCGCCACAATCTAACCCCCTTAACTGTAAACTATCATCTTTACACTACCTACATCAGCATCGACCTTGTCCAGTTTTGCCTTGTCCGCAGCACTCATAAGCCCCGCCGCAGTGGCCGTCGCGTTGCCGGGTGTACCAGTAAGGTCACTGTAGCTGCCTGTACGTGCGACATCAGCCAATGCCGTGAGCCTGCTAAAAAAACTATACCCCAGATTATACACAACCTTGTTTTGGACGGCGTTTGTGCTGTCAGCATCCAACGTATCATCCACAATGACAGCCGCTGGGATTGATGGCTTGTCAGATAAATCATTATAGCTACCGCTCGTTGCCACCGTCGACAACCCTGTAATCATGCTAGCAGGATGTGTAGCTGGATGAATGTAGACTGTATCCGTGAATTTAGCGTTGGCAGGGACAGATGCGCTAATAGTGTAGCCGTTGACCTTGCCGATAAAGTTAGGAGCGGTAACGGTAGCGGGAAATTCAGCCTCCTGCAATCCATTATATGTGTACAAATGCCCTTCTTGAGCCATATTGCTGGGCGTTTGCCAACCAACGCCGCCAAACCCAAAAATACAATATACCCCTAATCCCTTAAAATTAGTGTTAACTTCCGTGCAGCCGAATGTAAATCTGATAACGGCATACTGTCTATTAGCGTCATTGCTATACGTTATAAGACCTTCGGTGTTTATGACATTCCAACCACTCCACCCCGAAAGGCGCGCTTTGTCAGCGAAAACCTTAAATGTTTCTGGAGTGCTTTTGAGCGATGCGTCAATCGTACAATAACAATTCTTGCACCCATTTGTAGCTATTTGCATGATAAATTTGTTAAGCCTGGTATACAGCCCGATTTTTTGAGTATTAATGATTACCCGCAGCATTGATGCTGGAGTTAACGGATTATCAGTGGCTTTGCCGATATAGATTTGTTGATTTGGGGTGGTTAACAGCACGACTTTTTCGTAATTGCTCAGCCCATAATCTAACCATGTTTCGCCTGCGTCAGTGCTATACTCAACTGTAATGCCGTCTGCGTGGGCGAACGCAAATCGGTTTGCCCCTAAAAAAGGCACTATAGCTGCATCTATAGGGCTATAACTATCGACAATGTTTCGACCGCCCCATTCAAGGTCAGCCTCGTATACCTTATCGGTTTTATTGACTTTGGTATCCAACGCTGCCTTGATAACCTTGTTTTGTACCGGATTGGTACTGCTAGCGCTGAGAGTGGTGTCGATGGGGACACCACTCGCATAAGAAAGATTGCTCCATCTTGTAACGCCATCACCAATTTTGTATTTCTGAGTATCACTCTCAACGCCCATTTCACCGCTCATCAGAACAGGATTAGCGTTATTCCATTGAGCGGATGTAGCGTATGCGTGACATACTCTTACAATCAGCTCTTTGTCAGCCATTACGCTACACCACCGTTGATGATAAGAGTATCGCCCTCAGCTACATACAGTTTTTGAACATCAAGTGCTTTAATTTTAGCATTTGTTACTGCTTCGTCTGCAATCTTAGTCTCAGTAACTTTGCCTGCGCCAATAGTGGGATTCGGATAAGTACCTGTCAAATCACCACCAGCAGTACCTTTAGGAGTACGTGCATCGCTCAAACGTGCATCATTGCCTTCTACCACAGTACCAGCAGTTGTACCGAAATTTTTATTGAAAGCACTGTTTTTGGTGAATTTAGGCTCATAAGTTTCAGAAGCACTAGAGGTAGTCAAGAAACCTTTTGCATCAATGACCTGTTTAACCTTTAAAGGCGTCATGACCTTTTTATCGTCTGTACCAGCTTTTGCTTCTTCAGTTGTAGCAAAGTCAAGAGGATTAGAAATGCTTGCCCAAACAGTGCCGCTCCAACGATATTCACTGCTAGTATGTAAATCAATATAGAGTTTACCAGCTTCACCTTTAATTTCGGTTTTATGGGTTTCTTCTTTGTAAATTTTACCTTCGTTGTAGTAACCTTCAATTACGTCATCTACATAAGATGGCAACTGACTAGATGGAACCTGGCCATTTGCGTCCAGAGTAGCAACGCCATTAGCTTTACCCTTTTCGCTGGTAGGAATCTTGGTGTTATCGGCAACAGTGATATCAGCAGTACCATCAAACGCTACACCATTGATTTTGTGAGCAGTCTGCAATTTGTCTGCAGCTTTTACCACGCCAACGGCAGAACCTTTGTAGTCGCTGATTTTCATGTAATTTGCCAATGCTGTGTCAATAGTACCCATGAAGTAATCAAGGTCATTGTACGCCTTTACACCATCGCCAAATTTCAGTTTACCGGTGTCACCCTCATAACCCATTTCGCCTTTTGCCAGCACAGGATTAGCTGTTTTGAAAGCGTCTGCACTACGAGTGTCCACCATGAGTCTTGCAAATAATGTTTTGTTAACCATTTTGAATACCTCCGTTAATAAATTCTATTTCTGCATAATCTCTACCGATGCAGTAATAATACAAATCATCGGCGTTATATCTATACACCGCATTTTCATCTCGTGCGATATATACCTTATTTTCATCTCCGACTACAGGGAAATCCGCTTTGTTGGCAAACGATTCGGCACCGCTGTCACCTTTCTCTCCCGGTTCGCCTTTGATGTTTTGAACATTGACGCATATCGGATAGCCTACTAAGTTTTTCTTACAATTATTCATGAGCGACCTCCATAATCTGCAGGTTTCTCATATAGTCGAACGTGTAAACCCTACCATCAGCAAATTTAATATGAACATCATATGTGTATCGCCCGATTGGCAGTTTCGACATATCTTCTGCGGATATCACGAATGTCAACTTGCGTTCACCCGGCGTATTGATGTTGCAGTACATCATCACCTGCTCCCCCTGCTTTATACTCAGGGTAGCAACATCGCCTGTCTGAAGTGCATAATTCTCCAAACAGTACTCCATAGCCAATGTGTCGCCATATGAATATTTGATGTCACTGTTCAATCCGACTCTAATCACATCCATCACCCTTTACTGTGTTTCAATCCATACGTCACCTTCACCTTGATTTGTCGGCATTTCTTTCTGCACAAGCATATTGCCGCCCAACCTGTCTCGTACAATCCACTGACAACTGCCGTCATTCACTAGTTCGCCGTTAGAAACAGCGCCGAATGTAGGTTCATTGATGTCTGTTGTACCATCTACAGTACATTTAAGACTGTATTTCGACGGCAGGTTAGGAGACGTAACCACATCGCCTACAGAATAATGCTTGCTGCTTTCACGGATGTTAGCAGCTTTGAAAAGATATTGGTCCTTGGTGTCACCCATCTGTTGCAATGCATTAAAAAATTCCATAGGCGGCGGTTCATTCTGTTGCAGATAGCCCCACCCACGCAAAAACGATGCATCAGGCCATTGCAGCACCTCGCCTGTAGTCGCACCGCTTGCAAAGATTTTGTTGAAATCTGGCTGTGTGATACTCATATTATCATCGCCTTTCTTATATTAAACTGCCCTCAATCTCAAGCACTCTGGCAAATGTACCTACGCCAAAACCGCTGAAACTGCCGACGTTTTTACCATTACGGCTAAACCCGAATGTTCCGTTTCCGTTGAACCAATAAAAGTAAACAATACCGATGCCAGCTCCACGTATAACAAGGTCAAGTGTGTTTATGAGATTCATCTCGTTGCTTGATACATATCTGCCTATGCCTACACGTATCTTTGCGTTACCGCCATTAACAGCAACCACACGACTCAACCCGAACATTCTCTTTATGCTTACAAGAGTGCTCTCTCTACTGCCATCTGTAGTGTTCTTCGCTATTTTTGAGAATATAGCAAGCCTGTACTTGTCATCGTTCAATGTTGCTGAAGACAAGTATGTATCACCATATCTGTAAAACTTCGCCGCACCAAATGTCTTGTCGCCATGCTCGGGAAATCCGAAAAACTCATTGCCTATGACGGCATCTACCTTGCGTGAGATGTCTGCGACCTCGCCGCACATATCAAGCTGTTTTCCAACCGCCACGTCTGGCCATATCTGTGTACGTATCTGTTCTTTCAGTTGTTCGTGATACTCAAACTCTTCACCAATAACTTCAAGTATTGCTTTTATAACAGGCTTATCATAAAACTGCGACAACAGCAGATATAACATTCGCTCTGTAGGTTTACCCATTTTAAATCTCCATAGCGACTGTTACGCGCTCTGTGCTAAATGTAGCAACCTCGCCACGTTCAATCGGAATGCTCTTATCAACATAATTACTGCCGTCTTTGGATATGCTTATATCAAGATAGGCTATACCATCCACGTTGCTATATACAGGACCTACGAATCTTTGTGAGATGACATCTGCGCCCATCTCCAGCTTCTGTCCTGTGCTTACAACAACATTTTTTACTGTGTTGACCAAGTCGCCCGGAAGTGTTTCCTCTTTGTACTCATGAATGATGACCTTTACCCAAATCGGCACTTCAACAGGTCTGCTGAACCGTACCTTTTCCGCCGTTCCCTCACTGTCTTTTACTTCAAGCTCAATATCACCATTTGTATCGATGCCGATTGGTGCTTTATCGAGGATAGTCTGAGCAATCTCCATGTCATCACCGCCATGTACAATCGCCAAAAAACTGTGTGGTTTAAGACCATCAACGATATCATCGCTTCTGTTCTCATAGATGGTCACATTGTCGACATCCTGCAACGCCAGCAACCCAGCTTTGATTGACTCTTTCATTGATACACTTTTTGCATATACTGCCGCCGCATATCTCTGCCTAAGCTCTGTTACTGTTTCATTGTCTCTACCGACATAGGCAGAAGACTCGTTGCAACATCTTGTCCAGCCGTCATAGATAGTATTTATTTCCTTGATACTGCCAATCTCAGGCTCTAAAGGACCAGTGTTTTCAGCAACAAAAATAACAGGGCTGCCCACCTCGACCACTTTCATATTCTCCGTAGGAACTACCCTGCCACCATATCTTCTATCTTTTTGGCTTAACACCAGATTGCCATTATTGTCAACACTGCCGCTCCAATCGCTTTCCTTTATCTGCTCCAGAAGTTTCAGATACACATTCAATGATGTATCACCGCTCTGAGCTACGTAGCTTGCCCTTGTAGTGCTATTCAACAGAAATGAATATAACTCTCCTGCCTTAACATTTTCAATGCGTAGAGATACGTTTACAGCGTTATTAAGACTTATTGTGCTTGCTGATAAAATGTTATATCTTTCATCATCTGTGCCTTTCACTTGGCAGTTTGACGGCAATACCATATTATTATTGCCATAACAGATAAGATACAGATAAGTTGATTCAGCCTGTTTACGCATAACGCCGCTATAAATAATAGTATTGTCGATACTGCCTTCATCAGCACTTACAGGCGAACGTGCATAGTAATCATACTCTGCCAATTCCCACTGTCTGTCTGATTCCTCAGCTATCAAACCTACCAGCACGCCGATAACACTGTTCGGTTTCCTGCTCACGGATACTCCCAGCTTTGCATCCAGCCTGTCAAACAGATTCTTGCGTATCTCAGGTAATCTCATTCTGACAAATCCGTTAGGCGTAACTCCATACTGTGTATCATCACGTATTGCCATAGCATAGTTTCTCCTTTCTCGTAACCAAACCATAGGACGTAGACGCTTCATACTCTACTGCCATAGTGCGTTCGGTAGCGTTATAGTATATCTCCAATGATGTAACATCATCTACATCATCGACTTTCATAATCTGCTCTTTAAAAATTGAGCGTGCCAGCTCTATGTTGGGATTTTTAACAAGGATATAGTCAAGATACGGCACTCCGTGAGTTATATCCAAGAACCATTCCCCTAACCACGTCAGAAGTTGTATCTTTATCTGCTGTGCCACACGTTCTGCATTATCAATAGCAATCAAATCACCATCAGCAATAATCAAATCATGCGTTTTTGCGTTCAATGCAAAATCCAGCATCAGAACCACTCCCTATGGCAATGTGGACAATACCAAACCTTATGCCATTCGCCTTTGCTGGTATCTCCAAAAGGTCCATCCAATATAGCTCCGCATTTAGGACACTTCTTTACCTCTTTACACACTGCAACCGCCATCGCAACAATAATAATCAACACTAAAGCAAAAACTACTACCATGTTATCACCCCATTTTTAATGAGCAGAACTTGTTTCTCCATGTACGCCTGTATGCGTATGGTTCTGCACGCTTATACTGCCAGCTGTAATATCACTGTCGCACGCTATCTTACCACTCATACGGCTTGTACCACTACAAGAGTAATTGCCCTGTATGCTGACATTGCCTTTGATATTAACATTGCCGATAATATTCACTGTATTATCAGGTGTCACGCTTACCAGCGTACCATTATTGATAAGCTCTACATTCTCAGCAGATATTGACTGTGTAGGACGCATACCTACAAAACAGAACGCATCTGTCAAATCATATCTACGCGGGTCATGATTATCTTTGTTGCCTTTGCCAATCCATTCATCTGTTGAACGCTCTGCAAAAACCAACAGACAACCATCGCCAGCCTTTACAGGATAAGTTATCTGTGCATTGCCAGCATGAGGCATAAATACAGGAACGCCACTAACAACAGGATAATCTATTGTAGTGCCATCACTTTTATAATATGACATCAACGGCTTTACTGTTGCTATGCACGTACCAGCATCGAATGAAAGTATGGTAGCAGGACATGCAGTATGAATACCGCTTATGCCATTGTTTATCATATCTTCGATGTTCTGTGCTATGTCATTACCTGTCATTTTTTGCTCTCCTGTTCAACGATTTCATGGATTTCCATTTCCGTATACCAATTACCGCCCATGTATTCACCATTATGCGTCAGCTTGTCGCATTTGAACCAACCTTTGGCAAGTCTGCTGTCTACATACACCAAGTCACCGGGAGAAACTGTAGGCTGCAACAGACATTTGAGCCTGTATCCCTGTTTTCTGCTTTTTCGCTTGTTGGCATTCTTGCTGTTGCCAGCATTCTCTTTGGCAACGATGAACGATGCCTTTATAACGCTCTCAACACTGCCAATCAGTCCGCTTGCAGCACTCAGTTTGACTGCTTCGACTTTAGTTGTACCGCCAGCCTTTATAACCTGTATCATGTTATTTTGTATGCTCCACGATAAGTTAGAACCAGCACAAGCCTTGTCCAAACAGCTTTTGCCTGTACCTACAAAAGAAAAACCATTAGCAAAAGACGAAAACTCGCAATCCTCTGCGTAGTTTACAACCAGTCCCATTTCCTGTGCCACATCGTCTATAACCTTTTTGCGACTTACATTCTCAGCATAAGATAAAGATACTATACAGTTGCGTATAGCTATCTGCCCATCGCTGGCAGAAATCTCTGTTGTACGCTCCCCATTTGAAAAAGTTGTCTTTATTTCGGTGATATAGCCAACGAAGATACGCTTTAACCCCATATCTTCACTATATCCAACCTCTAAAACAATGATACTGTCATCTTTTTCTATCTTTTTGGCGGTAGCGTCAGATAAGTTATAGATTTTTATCTCAGCCTTGTTCGTCTGTTGTGACAAGTCTTTGCCTATGGAAAAAGATATATTCAGCCCATCACTGTACGGCTTACCCTCCAACACAAAGCCATTACTGCCCTGTACGCCGATTGTGAGCTTATATATTCTGTCAAACTGTGCCATTGTAATATTCTTCCTCCGTCAAATACACAAGCGCAGCACGTCCATCTGCGAACGCATTTCGGTCAATTACTTTCTGTTTGGTAGCTACAAAAAACTCTCCTTTAGGAATGTTAAAACAATGCTTGTTAAACAGAAGCGGAAAATTGGGCACTACCTTTACATTAGTAAGCAAGGGATTATCGTGTTTGTCCCACAAGTGAAGTGTCCAAAAATAGCCGTCGGGATTCCATAACATACGAAACTTATATAACGTACCATCCAGGTCGACCGTAGACACAACATCGTTATCGTCATTAAAAGTTAAAACTATCATTTTCAGCCTTTTTTCGGATAGAGTATACTATGCGCAAAACTTTCATTTTTTCTCGGTTTCATCTTGTCGGTTACGTCCTTTATAACATTGTCAAGTGCTCCGCTAACATTAACACCGCCAATAGCACCTTTGCCAGCCGCACCGCCTGCCTTTGCAGTTTCAGCGGCTTTCTCTTTTGCTGCAGCATCTACAATGCCTTTTGGAATCTCTGCTGTTTCCGTAGTCACCTTGACGATTTTCACAAAGCTAACCTCTACACCAATAACAGACAGGCTTTCCTGTGATTTTGTCAGTTTGCAACTTGTCATCATCATATCAGAAAGTATCATGTTAGGTCTTGTAATGGTAACAGGCTGTTTTGCATCCCTTATAGCTACAAGTGCGTCATAAGCATTCTTAAATTTCCATTCGCCTTTACCATTAGTTTTCCAGGTAATAGGGCTGCTTGATACACCGATTGTCATACTGACTTTCAGTGGTTTGTTTACTACGTTGTCCTGTATCTCGAAACCTGTTTCTACAGGATGTGTAGCCACTTCCTGTTCATACTGATAGTCAATAGTCTTAACAATATCGACTTTCAACGATACCGTGCTTGACTTTTTCTGATACTTGCTTGCCAACAATCCACCTACGGCAGAACCGACAGAACCACCAACGCCAAGTACATTGCCGACAGCATCACCAATAGCTTGTCCATTGTATGAGCCATCTTCGTCGATTGCTCCACCGATAGCATTGTTTATCACACTGCTTCCAATACCAGCAAACAAATCACTATTGCTCTTGCTCCCTAGTGCTCCTGCTTCACTGATATACCCACTAAACTCAGGCTCTTTGGCTTTGCCTATGATTGTAGGCGATTTAGAAGCACACATATTAGTAACCGAGCTGATTATTTCGCCTAACATATAGCACCTCTCTTCATCACGGGGCAAATTCACCGAAAGTCGGATTCCAACCGCCAAACACAAGATTTTTGTTCATATCGTTTATGTAGTTGGCACTTTCTTTTGCACTCATGCCAGATATAGAGAAATTCTGATTGATTGTCTGATTGCCAGAGTCGGATATGTTATACTTACCGCTTGCGCCAGACACATCATGCCCTAACACTTCTGAGCCATACCATTTTTGCATTGATGCTTTTTTGTCATCACTTAAAAGCGACGGCAACAAAGTAAACTGGTTCGCATCCTTTTTGCCTAAAAGTATATTCAACCCATCCATAGCCAAAAGCAACGGATTAAGACTATTCAGCATCCTAAATATCCACTTTATAGCATCTTTGATACAAGCTATAAAACCTTGATTAATCCAATCACTCCAAGCTTTCTTCATTTTGGCACAACAATCATCAAATGAGCCGAACCATTCTCCAAAAACGCTCTCGCCACCGTTTATCCATACATACAAATCTTCGATGACAAGTGCCAAACCTATAATCAAGCCTATAATCAGTATCAATGGCCATGATGCCGTAAGCCACGCAATGCCAGATGCTATAGCAGCCTTGATTGAAGCGGCACGAAACACACCAGCCGCCGCTGACGCTCCGGTAAACCCTACACTAGTGATACCAAGTAAAGATATTAGCGTTTGTAAGCCATAAACAATAGCGTTTTGAATAGCAATGCGATGCAACCACATATACAATATACTTGCAAAAATACCTGCAACCCTTAAATAAGAGATTAGCTTTTCAGCAGGAATTTGATTTAACTTAGCCGTCACTACATCTATAAAGTCAGCAATTTTGGCCATTACTCTTGCCAACTTATCGCCAAACCCGAATTTGTTCTCAATCGTAAAAAACAACTGAGCCATAGCATCTCTTACTCTGCCTGTCGCTTGTGATACAGTCCATGGCATATTGCCCAAATCTTTTTTCAGAGCACCAGATTGCTTTCGTACTGCATCAAATACATCTTTAGCGGTCAGTTTACCCTCAGAACCAAGCTTACGCAAATTGCCTATTGTTGTACCCATGCCCTTTGCGATGGTTTCAGCTAATTTGGGGGCTTGCTCCATAATGGAGTTTAATTCATCGCCACGTAATGTGCCAGAACCTAAAGCCTGTCCCAACTGTACCAACGCAGCCTGTTGCGATGCAGCACTACCGCCGCCTAACAACATTGCATTAGAAACGTCCTCGGTGAATTTCAGAATATCATCTGTGGTTTTTCCAAGTTCCCTTGCGTTTCTGGCAACAGATGTAAACAAATTAGCAGACTCAGCATAGCTTTGACGTGAACGTCCTGCCATTGCATAGATTTCTGTTTCTACACGTTTTGTTTCTTCTTCAGCCTTTGTGACGTTCTTTATCTGTCCTTCTATTGTTTTTAATTGGTCAGACATAGCAATGTACTGTTGTAAGCTGAATCCTACACCTGCCATAGCACCCAGCATTCGCATTTTACCTATAAGCCCACCAATTACAGGATTGGTATACTCCAATTGGTACAACGCCATTTTTAATCTACCAACAGCAGATGTTGCTTGTGATGTACTTGACTTAAAAGTTTCAACCACACCAGCTAATGACTTGCTACCACTACGTCCCTCAAATGAGCCTACTTTGATATTCGCCAGCCTGTCAGATTCGCTTTTGACTTTTTTCAGCTCAGCACTTAATTGTTTAGACTGTTCTATGTTGACATCAAGAGTAACAGAACGTTTCGGTCTGCTTAGTCGGTCATAATACGTTTTAAGCTCTTTGTTTAGCTTTTCCAATTCTAACTGCTCAGCAGAATAATCTATGTTCTTTTGTGCTCTGAAATTGATTGCTCGTTTAAGATTTAACGCTTTTTCTTGTTTGGCTATAAGAATATCAAGCGTTTCATAGTCTAAGTTTTTTGCCAAACTTTCCCATGAATCTTTTAAATGCTTTGTATTGACTTTGTTCAGCTCAGATTGCAGGTTTTTAGCTTGTTTAGCTGCCATCTCCAATACGTTTGTAGCAAATATAATATCATTGGAATTGTCCGTATCAAACTTCAAATCACTGAACGCCTTACCCATTTTTTTGCCAATAGACTCAAATACTGGCTGAAGTTCTGCCGCAATATCATTGACTTGATTTATCAGGTCTGTTGCTTCGATACCTTTTATTTCAAGTGATTCAATCTCACGTCCCAACTCCTGCATCTGTCTTATTTTTGCAATAGCATTATCTACAGAGCTGATATTGTCGACGTTAAATCTAATCGCCGTAACAAGTTCCTGCAAAAGCATCAATATTCACCGTCCTTTTTGCTAAAGTAGTATTCCATATCTGACTTCATATCAAGTATAGCGTTGATTTTAACCAAATCTGCCAGCGTTACTACACCTGTTTTAACATCCTGTATGGATACCACTTTTGCAATTACAGGTCGCCAAATAAACATCTCTCTGCTGACTTCGTCACAAAGAGTGCCCGGGCAATTTATTTCTGGGCGATTGATGCTACAATCCCAGACAGGTTTGGCATTGAGTCGAAAAAATCCTTATAGTTTACCTCCAAAACGAACCACATAAGCTCAAGCATATTCATGATATGCCCGGTAAACATCTCTTCCTGATAGTTTTTGTCCAACGGAACAACATCAGTACCACGTTCTGTAGTAATCTCTACGCTAACATAGGTTTTGTTCAGAATGCGGTCTGCGTACGCCATCAGCTCAGCACCACGCAGATTACCACCAATACCTGCAATCATCTCACCTAAATTAATGTTAGGATTGGTGACGTCTCCAGTGTTCTCAGCACTTTTGCCCAACGCACCTGTGACAACTGATTGCAAATCACCTAAAAGACCTAACGCCATCATCGGAGGCATAGCTCTTACGTAGTATGTGCGTCCGCCTATCTCTTTATTCTTTACGTTGACTTCTAACATTATTGCTCCCCCTAGTCAGATTAGGTGTGTCCACCTACAACGAATTGGTCATCAGGTACAACCGCCAAAAACTCCCACGCACATTTGCCGTCGCCAGCACTTTTGCCACGTTGTACCTGCGGTTTCTTTACAATCCACGCAGAGCTTGATTTCAGCAGTGTACGTCCGCTCAAATCTTGGATAGACAACGCTTTAACGCCGTTGCCAGACTGATTATCAGAGTCTTGAATGCTCGATAACTTATCATTGCTGTCAGATGACTGTAACAAGGTAATAACGATTTTCTTTAAAATACTTTGCGGTGAAATGGAACGCACTACTTCCTGGTCACAGCCTACAACAGCGGTAGTACCGTCACCTTGCGTTTCAATCTGCACAAAAGTGCCTTCGTCAAAACCTGTAATGTTCATTGAGCCAAACACAACAATAACTTTTTTCGGGTCATATGTCTTTACGCCTGCCATATCTTAACCCCCTTATGCAAGTTCAGTAAGATTCTCATAAGTAAGAGAACCTTTAATCTCTACTGCATGGATAGCACCTGCCAGCCTTGCAGTGAATTTAACATCTCTCAGCACACGCTGTGCCTTTACGTTGGCACTGATGCTGGATGCTTTCGGTACAGAGATGCTATAACCTAAATTCTTGTTGCCGTCTTCGTCAAATTCGGTCGGTGCGATACCGCCACGCGTCTGCCCCAGCTCCAACACTGCATTGATTGCGTTCTCAACAATAGCAATACCAGCGTCTGTATACGGCAGCTTATCTCGGTTAATCATTACTCTGAATACCTCAGTCTGAATGGTTTCTGTTAACCAATCACGGAAACGGATAACGTCAATCCATTCACCAGCGGCTACCTTGCCGTTCTGAGTGATTGTGACATTACGGAACGGCTCAAAAGTATTACCATTCTTATCAGTAATCGCTTTATATTCTCCCTCGGTCAGTTTATCGGTAGTAACACCAGCAAGACGTTTGTTTGCCCATGTCTCACCGCCCGGCTCTACTGCAAAACATCTTGCCATAGTAGCTGCGTCGGGATAATCGCCTGCCGCATCTTTGTGATAGAACCAAAAAGTTCTGAAGTAGTTGCCATTTTTCAACTTACTGCCAATATCAGTTTCTACCTCAGGATTCTTTGCTCCGTCTACACCTGTAGCAGTGCCAAACAGCTTAGTATGGGATTCTGCCCACTCTGCCATCTCCATTACTGCGTCCGGGTCACGGTTTACATAGCAAATGCCATAAAAATCATTATCAGCGGCAGTGATAAACGACATGTTAGTTGCAAGGTCAATAGATTCTGCTTGTTCACATGCAACTACTTTCATCAGACTGTTAGGCTTGATATAGAAACTGTGCGCCGCATCATTGCACTTCACAACGATGTTTGTGTCTACAACAGAAGCTGTGTACTTAGCACTAGCACTACTATCCCCCGTAACAGCATTCACCAAAGCAGACAATACGGATTCTACGCTGTCTGAGTCGGTAGCAGTATAAGTAAACGGATAAGAAACCTCTTCACCGTTTTCATCGATGCTCTCAATGGAAAATTTATATTCCATCCCTTTGGTCGGCTTGCCTACAATGCCTACTTTTACTGTATCGCATTGCAGTCTGCCAACTTTCACTACACTAGGCTTAGGTGTCTGACTGAACGCATCGTTTACTGCAACATAGATTGCATCTTTGCTGTTGAAGCCAAGCTCCAGCAATTCGTCACTGTCGGTCACGCTCAAGACTCTGGTAGTTGTATAAGCGTGAGGACCGATGACAATCATTGTGCTGAAACCCTCGCTCGATACGCCTGTAGTGTTCAGACTTACATCGCATTTAACGATTCTGTCAATGTTAGCCATTGTTAGCTCCTTCCTCAAATTTTATATCTGTATAAATTTTGATTTGTTCATCTGTTTTTTCTTCGGTGTCATCAGAAGTCTTCAGAACAGCGTCAACATAAATTGTCTCAAACCATTCAGGATTATCTATAACACATCTGTCATATGATATTGTCAGGTCGATGCTTGCACGTTCAAGATACTTCCTGTTGTCCAGAACATTAGTAAGGTCTTGTACGTCACCCGGCACATTCACTGTAATGTTGGCTTTTTGAAATTCATCAACCACTGTAGGACGTTCAAAGAACCCCCACAGGTCGCCCAAAAGCTCTACGCTACCCTTCCCATAGGCTTGCACGTTTAACGTCGCCTGCCGTAATCCTGCGATGTATACAAGCTCTTTTTCTTTGTCCCACAGCTCTACATCACCCAAACTGCGCTCAGCCATAAGGTCAACTATGACACACTGAGGAAACTCCACTGCGTAATTCTGCTTTGCCTGTATAACTGGCCAATCCGTGTATTTCTTGAGCTGATACACAAAGTATTCAAGCACCCTTTCACGTGTACTCAATGTCCTGCTATCTCCGTCGCATATGCCCTATAATGGCTTATGACATTGTTCTGATACCAGTCTGACGCAACCACCTCAAACCATACCCCCAACCACATAAACCTGTCTGCCTGCTGTCCTGTCATCTGATTAGGCATGTGCAGTTGGTCATCAGAATACACCTTTACGGCTCTGCAACCTCTGCGCCCCTCAGGTAACGCCTGCATTTCGTCAGGTCTTAGCTGTTGTACAGATGCTTCAATGGTAAATCTTGTCTGCAACGGCTCAGAAAACAAGCCATTTTCCATAAGCTCAGCTTTGCCCAGCCTATATATTTCAAGCGGTCTGCGAAAACTGCTCTTCATCTGACTACCCCCTTAACAGAGTTCATCATTCTTCCTGTGTCAATCAGCGGTTGATTCCTGCCTTTTTTCTTGACTGTAGACGGCGCATTCGGTGTAAAATTACCGCTTGCGATTTTCGCCTTTATGAGATTTTCAACGTAAGTACTTGTCAAAGCGGCGGCTGCCTTTGCATCATTCGTCCTTTGGAAACTACTCGCATAGTACTCCGCAATATCTTTTTGATGTTCTGCAATCGTCGAACGGATAAAACTTCTTGCAGGAATATGTTTTGTGCCGAATTCATTGTAGAAAGCAACCTCAGCCGCTTCTTCTCCAAATACGCCAACACTGATTTCCATGTTCTTCATCCGCGCAAGTTCATTGAAAAACTTATCAAACATATTCATCCGAAAAACCTTGTTGCAACAGGCACGATACACATATCCCGTATACGCTTGAATTCAAGTCCATACAACGTCTTATCAAACGTATCTGTATAACCTCTTGTGCCACTGCCGCCAGAACCATATGAGCGCGACAAATCGCCCTCGTGCTCACTTGTAATGCCACCAACCAACGCATTAGAGCCTGCGCCCTCAGATGCAATAGACTGATGCAACACGGCTTTATGTGCTACAAGATATGCTACAGCTTCGTGGTAGAAGCTTTTAAACTTCTCTTTGGATACGTAGTGCTTGTTAATAGATATAAGCACCATCAGCATATTGTCTGATATATCGTCAAGGTCAGGCGCAAGCGCACGTATCAGTTGAAAAATCATCTGTTCATCTTCGTCTACTGCACATCTGCACCCACAACTGATTGAAGTATCCATGATTATTCAGCAGTTGTCAGACAAGCTTTGATGACTGCGACCATTTCTTCCTCGGTCTTTGCATCGCCCAGCTCGATACCATACTTCTTAGCAAAGTTCTTGATACGTGTGGAAGTCGGTTTAGTACCCATGAACGCAGCAAAATCTTCCAACGTAGCAACTTCTGCTTCTTTTTCAGTGTTTTTCACGGATTCTGCGACTTCTACCAGCTGTCCGTTTTTAATCATACGTGCAACAATAGGATGTTTCTTGTTCACATCATCAACTTTTACTGTCTGTTGGGGAAGAACGTGTTTATTGTCGATATTAATTACGCCTACTGTATTGTTTTTAATAATCATTGTGTACTGTCTCCTACAAATAAAAAAGCCCCCTTATACAAGGGGGCAAAATAAACTAAATCAGATGCCTACCATTTTAGACATAGACAGCGGATAGTATACGATAACGCCAGCGGTACGGCTCTCGCAAGGTACAACAAATTCAAGATTGCGTGCCTGCGGTGCATATTGAGTAAACGCCATCGGAATTTCCAGAGATACTGCGTCAATATCTTTGCGATAAATCAAGCCAACATCTTCACCGCCAGAGCCTGCACCTTTCATCTCAACAGCAGACACAACATTCTTGATGTACTGATTATTTTTCTTGAAGTTGGTCAGAATGGATTCGCCACTGGTATCGGGAACAATAGTGTTAGCAATGTAGTTGTATTGCTTAATCGGCAATACAATAGTATCGGGAATTTCCACACCATTAGTCAAATCAACAATACCGGATACTGCATCATTAAGGTCACGCAGAATCTGAGCAGGAGTTTTATCTGCCCATTTGGTAGAATTGCTTGCGCCGTCAGCTTTTACTACTGCGGTAGTGATGTTAGGATTATCCAAAATACCTACAATCTTGCCGTCTTTGTCGCCTTTGAAAGCAATCTTGTTAATCAGAGTATCATTTGCACGGCGTGCGCTCAGTGCGCGACGTGCATTCAGCGGTAAACCTTTCATCTTAGCGGCACGGATATCTTGAGCAGAGTAACCATAAGAAGTACCAGCAGAGAAAATATCAACTGTTACTTTAGTGCCTTTTACGTCTGCACGTGGCAGGTCATCAGCATAGCTTGCAATCAGTTTAGCAATACCAACCATGCCATAGCTCTCATAGGAAATAGATTCTGCGCCAGCATCTGCTTCTGTAGATACAGGGAACAGTTTTGCCGCATTCAGATTAGCAAGTTTTTCATCATAAGTTTTGGATTTGATGTACTCCAGCTGTTGAGCAAAGAATACGGATTCGCTGTCCGCCGCATCGTTGTTCAGCAGACCTGTGCTTACAATAGCACGCATATCTTGTTCATCATAACGCATGTTTTCCATTATTTCACCTTCCTAAAAATTAACCGATTTGTACTACTGCCATACCCTGAGTATTAGCAGTAATAAATTTAGCATTTGCTACTTCAACAGTACCGGATGCACTCCAAACATTCTTAGTAGCATCGTACTTAGCCGCAGTCTGAGCGACAACATCACCCTCAACCGCAACCCATACACGGCCTTTGGTAACTACAGGTACTACATAACCTTTGTCATAGTAGTTTTCGCCACCAGTCAGTTGTTTGTGTACAAACATGGTAACGCCGATAACCTTTGCGCCGTCATCTGCGCCGCAAGCTTTAATCTGTTTTGCCGCATCAGTACCAGGAACAACAGGAACGCCAGCATTAATGCCTTTTTCATCCTCAACATGATAGCTGTCAGTTGTTTTGAAAGTTGTATCAGCCAGCATACCGACAATAGCGGGCTGCATCTCTTGACTATAGTTCATCTGCATATCAGTTCACCTCTTCCTTAAAACTTGTTATCTTCGCCGTTGTAAGCGTTACGCAGTCTGTCCATCATTTTCTTCTGAGCCTCTCTTGCGCTTTCAGTCTCTACACCGTCTTTACGTTGCTGTGCACCCATAGCCTTGCGCATCTGGTCAGTCATGCTGTCGCCACGCATCTGCTCTTTGGCCAGGTCAAATGCTGCATCCAGATATGCATCAGTCTTACCTTCAGCAGTGAAGTTCGGACGTTTTGCCTTGATGATAGCTTCTTTCAGTGCTTTGTTGTCCAGTTTGTCAGTATCAGCAACCTTAGCTTTGTCTGCCAACCGTTCCAGCTCAGCACGTTCTTTAACCTCTGCCTTAGCTTGCTCTTTAGCATCGTTTACTGCCTTTTCGGTATTTTCCTTTTCCGCATCCAACGCAGCTTGCAGTTTATCACGCTCTGCAGTAGCAGACTCAAGGTCTTTCGCAGCTTTCTCAGCCTTTTTGTTCAGTTCATCGCATTTCTTTTTGGCATCTTCGTAACGTTTGGTAGCATCATCAAGTTTCTTGATATTCTCCTCGTTATCAGCGGTAGCTTTGTCAAGCTCTTTGCCACGCTCTTCGTTCTCTTCTGCCAGCTCTTCGTTTTCTGCGGTCAGCTCTTCGTTTTCTTTCTCGAGAGCATCACAACGCGCCACCAGCTCAGATGCACCGTCAACCTGTGCTTTCAGTTCATCATCTTTGGATTTGAGAACAGTCTTCATTGCCAGCAGATTGCTTTCTGCAGCATCGCATTTGCTTTGCAGTGTGGAAATATGGCTGATTACGGAATCTTGCAGTTCGTACTCAATGCCATCAATTCTAAATTTGCTCATTTTTGGAATCTCCTTTTCTTCTTCATGGTCTGGATAACATTCGTCGCCATCACAATTAAGGCGAGCTTTCATGCCTGCTCTTGCCTTTTTGACAACAGCAAGATGATTGATACGGATGTTGCGCTGAATAGCGTCATAAGGTTCACCATTGGCAGTAACGCCCGGTGTTTCCTCAACATCACAGCGGTAACCTAAAGATAATTCTCTTGCGTCACCGATTTCCTGCGGTGCAAACAATACAATGTCGCAACCAACATACTTACGGCCTTCGCATAATTCTTTAGGATAACCCTCTGACAAAATTGAGCCGATGCTCAACTTCTTTGCAGTTTCCGGCGTAACTTTACCAGCACTAGGATGTCCTACAGTAATAGGCTTGCCCCTAAATGTTGCAAGGCTGTTCTCACTGAATACTTCCTCTGGCGGTCTATACTCACGCCTAATGGTCTTGTCGGGATTAAGATATGTGTAGATACCCGTCCTTGCGACAATAGGGGAATCCCTTAAAAAACCATCTGAGTCTTTGACAGCTTCGCCTACAATATAGCTGTCCATTCTTTCATATCGTTGTACATTTTCCATGTTCTCACCTCCTATCTTCGCAAATTTGGACATAAAAAAAGCACCCATTACAGGTGCATATTAAAAGCGACTATCTAAATAGACACTTTATAAACCTTATTGAAAAAAGCGTCTGCAAAACGCAAACGCCTTAATCTTCTTCGTTTTCATCTCTTTGACTTTTTAGCCATTCATTTAATTCTTGTACTTCTTTTTCATGTTCTGAGTACTCTGGTGTACCTTCAAACACATAACCACCCATAGGCTTTTGGCTGTCAATCGCCCATCGTTCAGCAAGTGTTAATCTTCTACCCATATTATCACCTCACACTTATAATATACCGCACTTTCAAGGCTTTGTCAGCACTAAACTTCTTCAACCTCTACCTGCATATATCCCGGGCCTGCCATAAGCACACGTTTTACACGCATACTTGTACTTTTGGATACAATGACTTCTCCGTCAGATTGGTTTTCGGCAAAGTCATTTACAGAAGCACTCTTTCTGAATCCGTCTTTCTTCGTGAAGATGATTTTATATGGCTTATCTGCATTAGCACCGCCTGTTGTCTGAGGATTACTCGACCAGCTTGTAACAGAATTCGTACCAAACGCACTGCCCTTTTCAATCAGTTTTTGATACTTGCTAAACTCCGCTGCACTCACATCAACAGCTCTATGAATTGTGCCTGTATGTCTTGGCGAATGGTCAATGAAGTATTCAAACTGTCTGTTTATCTGCTTGCCTTTGGCTGTTCGGTTATTGCTTACCGCTTCGTAGTTCTCAGTATTGGCAAACTCTTTGGCTGCCTTAATCGCTTTCCTGCGTCTTAACAGCTGCGCTACTGTCGGCGGATTCTTCCAGTTCTTGGTATTAGTCATAAGCGCATCTGCAGGAGCGTGGTAATTCTCGTATCTGTCACCCTTTGTGCGGATGTCAACAAGCTTGCTAGGATTGTATGCGCCTGTCTCCTGCTTAGGCGGTGTTTTATCAAACTCAAACTTCTGACGTTTAGGATACTTCTCAACATAGATATGTTCGCCCATCATCGCCATGTTGGCCATAGTATTTACGCTTACTTCCTTGCCTTTGTACGTCCAACCTCTATCTGTTCGCTTAACTAGCTTTGTACCTACTCTGATTTGCGTCCCCTTAGGTGCATTCTCAAAAGCATCAACAATATTGTTTCTAAATCCTTGTGTAAACCGCTTGCCAGCACGCTCTCTATTCAATACATTGATTGTAGTTCGCATCTTGGGCGGTAGTTCTCTGCTTCTCAATGCACCTTTAGGCACTTTTAAAGCAACCTTTTTGCCTTTTACCTTAACATAGTTGCCGTTTACATCACGTTCCATCATCTTCGATGCGCGTCCTGTACCAAAACTCTTAGGCAATTGCATTGCTCTGTGTTTTCCTAGTCCGAACCATGAGCCAAACTTCTTACCATTCAGTTTGCCGCCCATGCCACCAGCAATACGTCCATCTCGGCCAATCAGTACATGTGCGCCGTTGATAGTCACCCACCTGTCATTTCTTACGTCGCCTGTCGCATTATCGCATTTTATGACACGCAAACCATCTACTGCGTACTCAGGCTTTAATACTGCCACATATACGCCGTCTTCATCACAACGTATGCTGTCACAGTATTTTGCCATATACTCCAGCATTGCTATACCCCCTTTTCTGCAATAAAAAAAGCACACTTAACGTGTGCCATCCGAAAAATTGAAAGTATACTTATGGAAATTGCACCATTTTCCTAAAGTATACTTTCAATTTTTCCTCAATATACCTTTTTGCCAGACTTGTAAGCTTCCCTTGCTTGGTTAACACTTAAATCATTTGCCCCACCCCAATAATCATAATCATCACGTTGCACCGGGTCATTCGCCCAACCGCAAACAGGGCAAAAGCAATAATCTTCATCTACTCCAAATTCGTGTTTTCCACATACCGGACATTTCATTCTCTTACTCCATCCTTTTTCATGTTATCCCAATAATACGATTCTCCACGTTTAGGCTTAAACATCGTCACTATGCCACCACGTGAGCCGACTTTAGCTATCACATAATCATTTGTAACTTTATTATACCTTACAAAACTCGTACCATCTTTGCGTGCATATCCTATAACATCGCCACCAACAGGAGTTTGTGCCAACTTTATCGCTCTTTTTATATATACTTTAGCAGTTCTGTATTCTCTGAACCTCTTTACATGCTTTTCAATATGCTCTTTCGCAACAGCTAACGTCTTGAAGTCCTTCATTGTAAGTCTGTTGTAACCTTTAGCACTTGCTTTAGGCTCTTTCCTCACGCCTACGCTGATAAATCCTGGTCTAATGAATACCCTCGCACCGTTAGGCATTGTTACCCAACGTCCGCCATTCAGCGTAGGTACTGCAACTTTCATCTTTGTGAACGCATCCATGCGCTCTTGACTGAGTTTTAACCCCAACTCTGGAATATACCATACATCGCCGTCAGCTCTTGTAACAGCATAACAAGCAACCTTACAATTATATTTTACCGCGCTTTCCATGTTTTGTCAGCACCTCTTTCTAATAAAAAAGAGGCACTTTGAAAAAGCACCTCAAAATACATTTTCTACTGTCTGTTTAAACTCTCTGTATGCCCATTGTGTTTTTGTGTCATCGTCCATTGCACTCAGACACTCAACGCCTAGTTTGTAGTACCATGCCTGTTTCTCTTTGCTTCTGTTAAATCGTTTCCACAAATCATTGCCAACAACAGATAAATCTTGTTTCATCTCTCTGATGTTGGACAGTTTATCAGCCAGCACAAGCATCTGGACACGCCTAGGAGCTGTTCTAAGCTCATTACAGTCTTTAGCCTTGCGAACTTCCCACGGCTCACTTTTATCTTCTGTATGAGCCGCTACAAGCTCTGCAACATCATCTCCAAAATACTCTCTTATGTCTGCAATCTTTACTGCCGTATCTTCAACTACATCATGCAGGATTCCGGCTACAAGCAGGTTTTCATCTGCGCCCATACGGTATAGGATTTCCATTACCTCCAGTGGATGCACAATGTACGGCACTTCTTTGCCTTTGCGCTTTTGTGTTCCATGATGCATAGTTGCGAACTGAATCGCGCTGTTAATCTTTGCCAAATTTAATTACCCCTTACATTTTTACCATATCAATATTAAGGCCCAATGCTTTAGCTGCGGCTTTTGGGCTATAACCAAAAGTCTTACGCATATATTCAATCGATTCTTCTTTGCTTAAACCTTGTTCAGTCAATTTTTGCTTTGCAGATTCTTTGTCCAACCCATGCTCTTTGACAATGAATTCTACAGCTTCTTCTTCACTGATACGAGTACCGCTCTCAAATCCCATAAACGCTCCGGCAGCATAACCATCTACACACCATTTATCGTTTTTTAAACATTCATCGTAGCCACTTTCACTACCGCTACGGCACAAGCCGTCAGGATTACAAATCATAAATTCCATATTCTCACCTCCACAACTTTATTTTACCGCGTTTTCTTGCTTTTGTCAGCGTTCTTCGTAATTTTTTAGTTCTTCAATGCCTTTGGGCATAGGTAGTGTGGCAGAAATTTCTCGCATCTGATTTTCCAACGCAATGCGTTCTGGAGAACCCTTTTTCATGTTCCTGCTCTTTTCATAGATAGGATGAAGTTTGTTCTTGACCGCCATACTTTCTTTAGAATGAATCTGCAGCTCAAACTTCTGCCCATCAGGAGATACACAGTCAAGATGAATGCCCTTATAATCACTGGTCTTGTCAAGATACTTGTTGTCAATTTTCGTTACTTTATAGCCACGACTTCTCAGTGCATCCACAGTCTTTACTGCATTTTTGCCTAAGTCGCTATGTTTACCCATCTGAGTATATCTTACAAGGTCACCCATATTTTTAACTACTACGTGGTCTGGCAGTTTATCTTCGTTTTTACGGCGAATCTTATTTTCGACACTACTTGCAGTCTTAACTGAGTATTTCAAACCAGTCATACCCATGTTTAAGTCTTTGGATATATTCACAAGGTCTTTAGTGATTTTTGGTTCAGCTTTTCTCGCTTTGGTGTATGCTTTCTGTGCTTTAACAGAACTACGCACCAAAACATTATCTTTAGATGCTGCAGAACCGCCAACAACACTACCACCATTAACTTTTGCCGTGGCAGCCAGCGTTCTGTTCTTTCTCAGTTTGCCATTTTTGGCTTGCATTCCTCGAACCCTTGCATGTCCTCTTTTTACGGCAGTACCCTCTAAATATACAGGATGTCCATGAATATACCGCCAAATTCCATCGACCTTAACTGCTGCGTTAATTTTAGCATTTAATTCTTCTTCATTGCTTGCTTCTACCAGCACAGAGCCATCAAATCTGTATTCATCGTTCAGCACAGCTATATAGCTTTTATCTTTTAGCTGTTGCACTAATACAATTTTTGCGTCATTCATTTATTACTAATCCTTTCTGCACCAGCCACTGTTGCATTGCTATACCTAATTCGTTAGGCTTGCCCAACTGAGAGTTTGCAAAAACCTCTGCGAAAAACTCGGCTTTGCCCGACGCATTTGTTTTGCTACCATACTCTGATATATTGTCTTTCAGTTTAAACTTTTTATTGTTCTTCTTAGCAATCGCAATAATTTCACGCCTGCATTCATCAACAACATCTTCTTTTCTGTCAGTATACCATTTTAGATACGTTGCTTTGGCTGCCCGCTTAGCTTGATTATAAGAATATCCTCTAACATAGTAATTATCGAATGTTTTATTAGCACCATCTTCGTCAACAAAAGCATCTGCTTTATCTTCTTGCCAACCGTCAGCCTTCATTCTTCGTTGAATCAGCATGTTTTGAATCATATGTCCGTATTCATGTGTTACAGTATAAATATCAAGATTTTCATCCAATGCTGGCATATTATGTTTTGTTGCTTGCCCATATTCTTCAGCTCTTTTTAGCTTTTCTGGATTAGAAAAATAATTTCCGCACAAACTTAAAGTCTGTGTGCAAGGAAAAATAGGATTTCTCTCAACAAATCCTACAGTAGCACTTCCTTCGTTTGTTGATGTTAAAACCGCTTTAGATTGATGAATAACACCAAATTTATGCTCAAGATTTAAAATCTGATTTGCGTTTTTTACAGCTAATTGCTTGTCAATATTGTTAAAAAAAGAAGAACGAACAGTAGAGAACCCGGCAACATGCGTCATAGCGTTTTCTATTTCTTCGTGCTTTGTAATTTGCTTAACAGATGCTTTTTTATTTTCATTACCTGCAACCGCTTTTTTGCTTTCGCCTGTCTTTTTCATCGGCTTATATACTCTGATAAGCTTCTTGCCTTTTTTGCTTTTCTTGCCATGCTCATAATCAGAGAAGTTCATGCCAAACATACGGCCTTTTAATCTTCCGCCAGCACCAGACTTAATACGTCCAGTACCGCCAATTAAAATGTGACTGCCATTCAGCGTTACCCACCTATCATCATATCGTGCCTGTGAGAGCTTGCATTCAAGTTCTCGTTCAGTATCCGCTTCTACAACAACCGAGCCGTCATATCGCCAGCCATTATTAAGAACGGCTAAATATGTACCATTGCTCAATCTGTGCCTGATACAATATTTCTGCTCTTCCATCGTTTCACCTCATAAAAAAACCGCCTACAAAATGTAGACGGCTAAAATCATATATTAAAATATTTCAATGCTTTTGTAGAATTTAGTACAACACTTCTTTTGATTGGGATATATACTTCCAATAACTCTTTCTCGCTTCTTCTGGAGCGTCTTTGGTAATAATATACATTTTTTCTTTTTCATCAAATGTATACCACGCAGGATTCTTCTTAAAATAAAAATCCTTATCGTTAGGATATACTGTTGCTCCGTTTTCCATGTAATCCATATATTCGTTAAAACTTTCTACTGCTTTAGGAGGTGCTTCTGATGTAAGCTCATATTCAACGCCACCATCAGTATCACTACCTACCCACTTTTCTTTATACCATTTGGGATTACTCATAAAATAAGGTCTTGCCAGCATTACTACCACTCCTTAAACTATATAAATACATTGCTTAATATTTTCTTCGGCTAATTATCTATACAGATTAAAAATAAGCCGTTTTTAAATTTAATAAAACCACGTTTTCTCTACCCTGTTAGATAATAACATCGTCAGGCAACGGCTTGTAGTCTAAAAGCTCTTCCCATGTTACCCCTTTTTTGATGCACTCTTCGTAGACTGCAACTACGCCACCGCGTTCTTCAACGCCAGCAGGATAGCCACTAGGCTCTTCTAATCCAATAGGCTCTCCACCAATAACTTCAGCGTATCTCTCATATGCTTTTTCTTCCGGAGTACGAATGCTCTTTAAATATTCTTCCACAGTCATATTCTTCATTATTGTACATCCCCTTGTTACCAACCGTTAAAATCGGAATAATTATTGACAATTTCATCAAATATATCATTGCATACCTTAATAGTATTAGGCATAAGATTCTCCATGGCATTACGAGCTGGTTCGTTAAACGCAAATTTATATTCACCAAAGTGCGCCCACACCTCGGAATTTGCTCCTTTTTTGCCCTTTTCTTTACAGTATGCATTATTGTGCCCCCAAAAGCCTCCACCAGACCATGGATTCACCCTACCACTTGTCTGCAATCCTAAAGCATCTGTAAACATTGATATGCCAGCTTTTTGTTGTACACTTACATATTCATCTCTTAACGCATAAATAATTGCTGATTTTACATCTTTAGGAATTCTGCTAGTTGACTTAATATGCTTTGTCGGCCGTCCACCAAAATCTTTGTTTTTTATATCAATAGCATTATTGATAAAGTTAACAAGGTCTTTTTCAATCGCTGCTGATAATTTAGCACCAGTTGCAGTGCGCGGATTAGTAAAGCTATACAAATCATGTCCATTCATTGAGCTATATTTACCTAACTCAGTATGCGAAAGCATGTAATCTAATTGATGGAACTCTTCATGAAACTTTGTCTTAAGTGCTCCTTGACGATTAATGCCCGCTTCTCGTTCCCATTTATTGTTGTTCATATTCATATGAACAGCGTTATAACGCGGACTGAAATAGCCACCTGTATTTTCATAATATGAATTCTTTTGTGCAGCTACACCCAAGAAGTTACTGTAAAACTGAGCTTGTTGCGGAGTCATGTTCTTTGACATAATTTCTTCCAGCTCTTTTTGATGTCTAACACTTAATCTAGAATGCGCCAAAGCGGATTTTATGGCTTGCTTATGCACATTTTGAGGATTTTTTGCTTTTCCCTCAACTTTTTTCGTGCCACTTTGCTTGCCTACAATTTTATACGGACGAACCAATCTTTTACCGTTTTTAGCACGTCCACGTTCATAGTCTTTGAACCTTGTACCAAATATACGTCCTTTAAGTCTGCCGCCTACGCCAGCTTTAATACGTCCATTGCCACCAATCAACACATGATTGCCCTGCATTGTCACCCAATGGTCATCATACCGAGCCTGTGCAATTTTAAAGTCTAATTCTAAACCAGACGTGGCATCTATTACTGCTGAACCATCGTATCGCCAGCCTTTAGCAAGCACGGCGAACCATGAACCATCAGTAATTTTCTTTCGGATTAGCACCTTGCTATTTTCTTTCATCTTTATTATACCGCCCTATTGTTCTTTTGTCAGCTCTTTAGGCTGTCCGTTTTGTGGAGTGTTTGTGACTTGTTGCTGTTCCGCTCCCGGCTGTTGTTCCTGTGGTTTCTGCTCAGGGACTTTTGCGTTTGGTACTATCTCGGTTTCTTTGTAAAGATATGCACGTGCTTCTTTTGCATCCATTATCTGCATGTCCAACATAGCTTTCACAGTATCAACTTTAGTCTTGTTTACTCCAGCTTTAGAGCTTGCAATGTCGATTTCTTCACGTTCGGTCATCTCTTTGAGCGGATTAAACTCAATCTGCCAATCCTCATACTCTTTGCCATTTGTAGGGCCGTTCTTGCAGTACTGAATCATTTTTATCAGTTTTTCAAGCTGAGGTTTCATCTTGGTATGCTGATAACGCCTTACTGCATTGTAGTAATTCTCAAAATCTGCAGCACCTGTTGAGTTTTCGCCACCGGGGCTACGTCCGAAAAGAATCGTTACAGGAATACCTGTCATTCCAGATATTTCCTGTTGAAACTCCTGTATTATCTCACGGATGCCAGCAACACTCATATTGTGTATCTGAAAGTCATCTTCCATATCAATAGCCATAGAGTTCAGTATATTACGTGACATATCAAGCAAATCAAGCCTTGTTTTCACTGCCATAGTGCCTTCATCGGTCATAAGCATATCACTAAGACCTTTTAATTTAAGCACTGCTTGTGATACACGTTCTATAATATCCAACGCCCTAGCATGAGCTGTGTCATTCCTGCGGATAGCTTTAATAACGCCATCCAGACACGATAAACCAGCACCATTGTTAGCGATTCTCTCACGTCTTGGCAGCGTTTCACCATTGAACATCAGTAATCTGCTGTGATGTACATCAAACGGATTGCCGTTCATAGGACAGATAGTGTAGTACTCTGTCTTGCCAAAGTTATCATCGTTCGGGTCATCATTACGCAACAACCCTGACATATCTTCTATAATGTCGCGCTTGTCATATACCACTAACCCTCTGATACTATCCAGCTTATTGTAGTTGACTGCATCCATAGGGCTTCCGCCATCATCTGCCATGATGAAGATACATGAGCGACCGTAGAGCCTGTCCCAGTATCCTGCTTCTACAAATGCGCCCTCTACATCAAGTATCTGCATGTACTGCAAGATTTTATCGTCCTTGTCGCCGTCGATTTTCATCCAATGCTTTACGCAGTCATCAATCAGAGATGTAACAATTCGGCGTGCAAGAGCATTTTGGTAAATCATAGTCAGTTCTGCATCACTCGACTTCTGTTCATAGTAAGTATTGTTATATATATACTGCTGAACGCCATGTCTTATGAATGCATCATAGTACCCATCAACTCTGTTTGCCATATTATCACCTCCTAACTGATTAAACCACGCCAGCTGCGCACTTCACTGAGCTTGTTGAATGCATCACTCGACGCATCCACCATATCATCGTGCGAGCCGTCTGGAAAACTCTCCAGCTCAGCCAAATATTCTTCGTTCCAATCGCCACGCAACATCAGTACATTTCCTGCCTGTACCTGCGACGCAAACGGATTGGCTCTGTTCTCTTTACTTCCTGTAGGTCGTATTGTTTCTATCGGATGTCCTGCAAGCATCTTGACATAGCTGTTAGCCTGTTCCTTGCCAGCCTGTCCGGGGTCTTGCGGTACTGTTATCTTCACATTCTTGTATCTTACCTTGTCCAACGTAGCAGCGCTCAGCACCGCCTTACGTACATCGTTAGCGTTTTTCCTTATATGCTTTACGTCAGCTACTATGTATCTGCCGTCTGTCATTCTGCCAATCAGCACGCCTGCTGTTGCGTCTGGTGACGGCTCAGCATTGCTTACCTCTGTTGCCGCCAAATCCCACGAACGTACCCACGCTTCTACTTTGTTCGGTACTACATCGACAATCTCAAAGTTGCTACGCTTGAAATACTTGCCAGCCGCTGGTCTGATTTTCCAGTTACCATGCAGCAATCTCTCACGCTCTACTTCGCTCTGAGCCATCAAGTTGCCTAAGTATCCTGGGTCTTTCTCCATAAGTATTTTGTTATCACTTAACTTAGAAGCTATGAACGTGAAAGACTTAATCCACTCTTTGTTGATTTCGGGATGTTCTCTGACGATTTCAGCTTTGGAATCACCCCAAATAATGTTATCGCCCACACGCACAAAATAACGGATAATTCCGCTTCGTTCGGGAATCGGATAGCCTGTATCTTCATCCCACCACCACTGAATAAACTTTGCTAACCAACTGTCAGCATCTGGATTGCACGTTGCTCTTACATATGGTTTTACGCCACACGTAGAACGGTTACGAGACAACATATAAAAGAATTGCTGTGAGCTAAAATGCGCTAATTCATCAAAGGCAATCAAAACTATTTGTGCGCCTTGCCATTGATGAACATCTTTATCATACTGCAAGTGTGAAAATCTTATTTTTGCTCCACTAGGAAAGCGAATTGTTGGATAAGGTGTGCGTACGGCTTCAATGCCTAGCGGTCTATACATTTCTATAGCATTGTCCCATAAACCGCCCTCGTTGAATATCTGCGATGTATTGCGGCGAAAAATTACTGCATTGAAATTAGAATTGTCTACATTACGCAACATTTCCAACAGCAACCCATGAGTTTTTCCACCACCTGCTGCTCCACCTGAGGCTAATATACAGCCACATCAGCAGGAGTAGCTAAAAACATTTCCTGCGGGCCTTCTTGAGGTCTTAACACGTTAGCCATATATTGAATCACCCCCTATTGTATGAGAAAGTATATTCCATTACCGATTTACGTCTGATAACGTCCCTCGTAGCCTTTTATGTCTTTCCATAGTTCCATGACTATTACCTAACTATTGCCACGCTTATTGTCTGGCAAATATATTACTGTCTGACTGAGCGGTGTATCGTTTTTAATTTGCAGTTCCTGTTTATCGACTTTCTCTCCTGTCAAAGTAAACAGCATCTCTTGCGCCTTTACGTCACCCTCTAATCCTTTTTTGATGGCAGCCAACAACAGACCTGTACGCACGTCCATATTAGACTTGCCCATCTCTGCTACACTGCCGATATTTTCAATATCAGGTACTTGCCCCGGCTTCAATGCCATGTCCAGCAAGGTTTTTGCTATGTCTTTTAACGCCTTTTTCTCTTGACGGCGTTTGACGCTTGCTTTTCCTGCTTTGCTTGCGCTTTGTTTGCGTTCTTCCGGTGTTAGACTGGCATTGTAGTTGGCAATCCTCCCTTTTCCACCTGCACCTGCCATAGTAGTTTTACACCCCCATACGTTCTATTATTTCTTTATCTTTACTAAGCCATTGTTTCCATACTTCTGTTGCAATGTGAGCCATCATATTCGGCGGTACACTCATTCCGCATATATACGCAGCATTATTAACCGTGTTATTCACAAAATTATAATCCTGTGGAAATGACTGTACGGTCTTAATATCATGTATAGTAAAGAATGTTTTGTCACATCCTCTAAACGGAATGGTGCCAGCAGTCTGTGTAGGCGCAATATCTCCATCCCACACAATGGTCTGGTTAAACATCGACGCTTTCTTGCCTATACGTTTATTAACATCAGCAAGTTTTTTGTCACTGCTTTTTGCTATCTGCAACAGTTTATATGTAACTGAATCTTTTCCAGGTTCATTACCCGGCTCTTTGCTTCTTATATCACCAAATTTAATCGGCTTATAATTAAACTTCAAATTCAGTTTCGGATAGCCCATTCTATTAGCTACAAAAAATACTCTCGGTCTACTTTGCGGTACTTCCATAAGAGCTGAATTTAGCTGAAATAACTGTACTTCATATCCTAGTTCACGATAACGTTTGATGATTTGGTTTACATATCCCTTTGCATTACCATTAACAAGCCCCACTACGTTTTCAGCAATAGTGCATCTTGGTTTCAGTTTTTCTACCACATTTAAGTAAACAAAAAAGAGGTCATCAAGCGTCTGTGCTTTCTGCCCCTCTCTAAATACTTTTTCTTTGCCCCACGCATCTTCGCGTTCTCCGCAACTGCTGAATGCACTGCATGGTGGACTGGCATCCAATATATCCAGATTGTACAACTCTTCTGGCAGGTCATCTTTCTGCAAAAACTCTCTTACATCCATGTTGTAGTTGTACTTCGGATGGTTGTTTGCCACATATACAGAGTTCATACGCGGGTCAATCTCGCAGTTTCCGATTACCTCAAATCCTGCACGCTTATAACCCATAGATGAACCGCCACCGCAGGAGAAGATAGTAAATACCTTTACAGGCTTATCCTGCTTAATATCTTTCAAATACCATATAGGCTCAAACATTTATACTCCCTCCAATGTTTTTACCTGCGTCTTTTGGAAAAATGCCCTTTTTTACCAAAGACGTTTTTGTCTTTTGGAAAATCGGCTGTTTTTACCAAAGACGATTAATCAGTTAAATCTAAACCCACAACAAGGGCACTCATACTTAAATTTATCATCGTCAAAATCATCTACATTGATTTCTTCACTCGCCTGTAATGCTTTTGCGATACCAAATCCGTATTCTGACAAGTCAATGCCTAACGATTCAATCTCCATAGCAAGTTTATCTTCGTCCCATGTAGAGAACTCTGCTACTTGATTGTCTGCCAGCCGGAACGCCCTTACCTGTTCTTCATCCAAATCGTCTGCCATAATACACGGCACTTCTTTCAGTCCCAGCTTTTGAGCTGCCATATATCGTGTGTGTCCGCATATAATGACGTTATTTTCGTCAAGTACAAGCGGTACTTTAAAGCCGTAATCTTTGATGCTCTTTGTTACAACGCCTACGGCTTTTTTGTTCTTTCTCGGATTGTTCTCATAAGGCTTTATATCCTTAATCTTTACAATCTTGCATTCTATCTTAACCATTGTTCCTCCAACATAGTCTTATACTTCAAACTCAAATCCGCATTTAGGGCAGCACACTGTTCTTGCTTCATGTTCGCCATTGTTTTCCGGTTTATCATCGTCTAGGTCGATAGCAGGTGCTGCAATATCAGCAAATCCGAAATCTTCCATTTCGATGCCCATGATGCTGTCAAGTTCTTCTGCCAGCTTTTCAATATCCCACTTGCTGGCTTCGTGTGTCTTGTTGTCGACCAAACGGAACGCATTTATTTGGCCTTCTGTAAGGTCATCCGCTACAATACATGGTACTTCACTCATTCCAAGCTCTGCAGCAGCTGCATATCTCGTATGGCCACACACGATTACATTGTCTGCATCAATCACAATAGGTACTTTGAACCCAAACTCTTTAATGCTGTTCTTGACATACGGAATAGCCGCTTCATTGTCACGTGGATTATTCTCATACGGCCGTAACTCAGCCACCTGCTTATACACTATGTTCATTTTGTCATTCCTCCAACAGATAAAATCAAAACAGTGTTTTTTCTACATCGTATTCAACGAATCTATTGCCGTAGATTGAATTGAGAGTGTCATATACGTGTCTGAACCCTAGTCCCTTTTTTGTAGGTATCCACACGCCGTTATCATCTCTTTCGCCACCATTTAAGCAGAATTCATACAATCTAGGCTCTAATTTTGCTAATTCCTTAAAGCGCAAGCCTTTGTCCATATGCGCTCCATAACCACAAAAAATGCAACCTGTTCGGTTGCATCCAGTTGTACAACATTTGCATCCATCATGGATGATTTCTCCATAAGGTTTTGCAAGCGGTAAATCATATCGCTTCGTATATTCGTAAATGTCTTGTTCTGTCCATACGCTTAAAGGCTTGCTATTAGGATGCTTAGTATCAAACACATTACATCCATGAGTTATCCAAGCATTCCTGCGCCTAATGCTTTCATCGGCCATAGTGCCGACAAACGGTTTACAGCGCTTCTCTTTTTCCCATAATCGTAACGACCTTTCTTTCATCGCATTGCAACATTCATCGCTAATCAAAAAATCGACTTCCAATAACGGCTTATATCTTGTGCAAGCATACCAACTGTTGGCATAATGTCTTGCCCCAATAAAAGCGTCTTCACACTTTGAACGCTTGCCTTTTTTTCGTGCATTTACTACGAACCTTATCTTTCTGCTGACATCTTTGCTGATAATCGAATAGCCTTCTTCGGTCAGCACCTGCATAAAATTACGCTTTGGAACAACAATTTCGACGTTTTCAAACTGCTTTACGTGTTTTCTAATATCCGGATATTCCAAACCAGTATTAGAATAGACCGCAGGGACATTAGGAAAAACAGAACGCACCAAATGTAACAGCACAGTGCTATCTTTGCCACCGCTAAAGCTTACATACACTTTGCCATCCCACTTCTCATGCCATTCTCGTATGTTCGCCTTGGCAAGCTCTATCTTCTGGTCAAGCGAGAAAGCCTGCATACGTTTCAGGTCTTCTGCACCCATGCGCTTGAGAGTTTTGAGTACATTGCTTTTGTCCATTACCTCCAAATCAAAAACGCCCTACAGCCCATCTCTGAGCTTGTAGGACGTTGCTTAATGCTACACAGGCGAAATTCCTTGTCGGGTGAATGTTCCTAATCTGTGCAGCATTAATTACTGCTTATAAAAATAATCGTATTTATGGTTTTCCAGCTCTTGGTATTTATCAAACTCTGCGTCTGTCATCTTTCCATACATGCCATCTTTACCATATTTGTTTTCCATGTCTTTTACGAAGTTGGTATACTCTTCACTAGGCTTAGTAGGTTTGTTTTCCTTTGCTTTTTTGCGCTTTGTAACCCTTACTGCTCCAAGTTCAACCAATTCACCATTTTTTATACCGAATTTTGCAAGCACCTTAGGCCTTTGGATTACCAGTTCTCCAGGGTCGTATCCTGCCGTAGATTTCTCTCCTGCTACAAGATACGCTATTCTGCCTTCATATCCGCCATAATAAGGCGCTTCATGTGTTAAG